AAAAAATTAGCCAATGTATTTGATAGAACAATCAAAGAACAAGTCGACCAATTAAGTAACTTCATAAATGTGGAGGATACAATAAGTGACTTGGTTAAAAACTTTGAGATGGAGCCTATAAGTATACTTGGTAAAAACCAAAAATTACCAGAAGGTAAAACCGCATTCTCAGTAGATGCATTTAAAGATTACATAAAGAAACATGGTGCTAATACAGAATTAGGCGATGCTCTTAAAGCTTCTAGAGTAGCTCAAGAAGGTGCATATATATTAGATAATATGTATCTTGATATGATTAATAATGCATTTAAAAAGACTACCCCTAGTGGAAGTAGAAGATTGTTAAATTCATTTAAGAAAGCTGTATTAGCAAACCCTCATTGGATTGTGTTAAACAGATTAGGTAACTGGTCTAATAATTTTATGGATGGTGTTACTTTATTAGATTATATGGATGCAAAAGCAGCCCATAAGCTTGGTATAATACCAAAAGAATTAGAACATCAGACGTCATTCGGTTCATATGTTAACTCATTGGAAGGCGCTGAAAATATACAAGGTATATCTAGTGTTACTAGAGGTATTGGCAAATCTAGTGCGCAACCAATATCTAGAATTAAGCAAGCATATGGTAAGTTTAGTAATAGTAAAAAGAAATTAGAAGACATTAGTGAATTATCAGCGCAACTATTAGCAAATAGTAGTGATATTACAGCTAATCCATTTTATAAGATTGAAGCTGCTTTAGAATATGCTGATAGATCAGCTAACATCGTTAGCCAAGCTAAGAGGTATGGAGCTAAACACAATTTAAATTGGAAGGAAGTATTAAGAAAAGCAAGCGAGGATAGTAAATTATTTCATGAGTTGAATACTGGGGTAAACAAAGCATTAGGTGATTATATAGGTAGGAACTATGCTATGCCAAAAGGTATATATGAAACACTAGGTTTTGCTGTACCATTCTATAGATTCTTAACTCAGACTGGTCGTACTACTGCTCATCAATTAGCACATAATCCAATTGGCTTTATGAGTAATGTTACAATACCTTCTAGAGCTGGGTATAATTTATCAAGAGAATATCAAGAAAAATATGGTTTAGATATAAATGATTACAATGGTGGTGTACCATACTTTGAAGAGAATGGAAATATAAGAACAATAGGATTTGAACCATTACCAGCTGCTAATGTCATGGAAACATTTGCTAATATGAGAAAAGGTACCGAGTTAAGAAATATACTTAGCCCTTACATTACAACATTCCCAGATATAGTATCATTTAAGAAGTATGGTAAGACTGCTTCATCTCCTAGAAGAATTGCAATGATGCTTAATGGTGGATATACTGATGCGCAAGGTGATAAGTACGAACCTACTCTTGGTGAGGTATTATCGTATGGAGCTAATACATTAGCAAATACATTATATCATCCTTATAGACTTACATCGAGTCAAGGAAGAGAACTTGTAGCTTCAGCTCTTGGTAAAGGAATACAATCTCAATACGATACAACACCTCTTGGTGAAAATCCTTTATCGTATAAGAGGACATTGCCAGTAGAATTAGTAGGTAAATGGTTTGGCTTACAAACTAGAAGTAATTATAAATCTAAAAATTCGGCATATAAAAAGAATCTAAATAAATCTATGAGTAAGAAGCTTGCTAAGCAAGTTAAGTATAACAAAAATAAAAAATAGGAGAACTTTGATATATGAGTAATGTTCCACATACTTTTATACCAGGAGAGACAGCTAAGGCTGTTGAAGTAAATGAAAATTTTAACTCACTTGTTGGTGATATAAATACGCTAGAAAGTTCTGTTTCTGGAGTTGCAGATGAGATAGAAGATTTACAATTAAATAAAGCAGATAAAAATGGTAATAGCTTGGAGTTATTTAATGTAGCTCCAGGTGTAACAGATAATAATGCTGTAAATCTAAAACAACTTAGAGATAGAACGCAGACAACTTTAAATTATATAGATGGATTAGTTATATCTATAGACGATAGCAAACTCAGTATAACGATATCCGAAGGTCAATGCTATGATAGTACAAGAGAGTATCTATTATATACAGAAGAGCCACAAAGCGTAACGCCAACACTAAGTGCTAGTACAACTTATAATGTGTTTATATGTGGTAGATTGGTTGATGAAAGCATATCAGCAATTGGTTTTCAAGTATTAACAACTGATGTACCTACTAGTGGTTGGGATGTGTATAGGATAATAGGTACGATAACAACTGGTGACAATCCAATAACAATAGACGCAAAAGAGAGTTATTCTGGTACTGGTTCTAGTGAAATAAATCCGATGACAATAATAGGTGATTCAGTAATTACTACAACAAAGAATGTTGTCTTTGATTTTTCAGAAGATCATAGTGGATATTCTATTCCGAATGATGGTCATGCGTATATTGCATGGGTTAGAAATAAAGATACTTCAAACGCTGGTACGGTATATATACAAGGCAATAGCCAGACAATAGCGTTAATACAATTAAGAATCGGAACGAATGGTATTCTGGTTATACCAATACCACCAGGTGAACATAGATATATAAAATGTACGAGAGCTCTTGATATAAGAGCGTGGGTGAGGTTATAATAATGCCAAGTTTAAAAATAAAAGTAAAGCAAGGTGAAGAAATAGGTTATGGGTTTACAATAAATCAGATAGTAAAAGATGAGAGTGGTAACAAATCAAAAGAACCACTTGATCTATCTGAATATAAAATAGTATTCCAAGTAAAGAAATCACCTTTAGAGAAAACAAAACCATTTATATATAAAGAGATAACCACAGATTCAGATTATGGTGATGTTGGGTATATATATGAACCAACAAATGGTAAATTCGCTGTTCATTTAACAAAGGAAGATACGTCTAATCCTATAGGTGATTATTCACTTGTTATATCAATGGTTCAAAGAGGTACTAATGATATAATATCCTCAAACTATTGTAATGGTGCAGAGTTTATTATATGTGAACAATAAGGAGTTTTAAATGTCTGAAGGATTTAGTTTTGTACCTAGTATAGAGATAGAATTAAACGAACAAGGACCTCCTGGTATACAAGGTGAACAAGGTATACAAGGGATCCCAGGTCCAGGTATTACAAATATAGAAAAGATATCTAGTGAAGGTTTAATTGATACTTATAGAATATACTATGGTGAAGAACCAGAGGAAGGTTCTGAGGAGGAACAAGCTTATCTAGATTACGAGATAACTAATGGTGCTGGTATAACAAATATAGAGCTTACTGATAGTCAAGGTTTAGATGATGAGTATACAATATACTATGGACCAATGGACGGAAGCCAACCACAAGAAGAGTATAAATTCTATGTACATAATGGTAGAGATGGAAGTGGTTCTGGTGGTGGCGGAGATTATTCTGGTGGCTATGCGATAGAGATTAATGATACTAATGTAATATCATTTGAGCCAGATAGAGTACAATTATCTATGTTGGTTGATGATACAAATATTCGACCTATAAATAGGGCTAGTAGTTTAGCTGGTCTTAGTGCTACAGTTGAGGAATTAAATTTATCTCAAGGGTTAAGTTATAATATACAAGAACAATTAGACGGCAAACAAAGTGCGATATCTAGTACTAATAAATTATTATCAGATTTAGTTGACGATACTAATCAATATAACAAATTTTTAAACGCAACTGAAGTACAAGATATAAATAATATTATAGAAGATGTACATGATATACAAGAGCTAATACCAAACCAAGCTAGTGATACTAATCAATTAGCAGATAAGGATTATGTTAACGATGGAATACAATCTGGCTTAGCATACTTTGATGGTAACTGGGCTTCGTATTCAGCAATACCAAATACTGTAGCTGGATTTACATCATTAAATTTAATGGAGCCAGCTAATGGTAATTATCTTGTAGTATTAGATGATGAAACTCATAACAATGAATGTTGGAGATATAAATACACAGCGCAAGAAGGCGCAGTATATGATAAAAATAATTGGCATGCAGAGTATAGGTTAAATGAGAGTCCATTTACTCTAGCAGAAATACAAGCTATACAATCTGGTGCTACTTCAACAATAATTAATAGTATACAATATAAAGAAGATAAAGCTAATAAGGTTACAACAATCAATGGTAGTAGTACCGACAATGAATATCCTTCAGCTAGATGTGTGTATAATATAGTTGGTGATATAGAAGCTTTATTGAGAGGTGTGTAGTATGAGTATAGCAAGTGAGATAGCTAGAATAATACAGAATATAGCAAATTCATATGATGTCTGTAGAGAGAACGATGCTACTATGCCAGAAGTAGAAAATAGTGATAACTTAGCAGCTTGTATAAATACTATGGCTGGTAAAGGTATACTAGAAGATATAGTAGCTAGAATATTAGACGGTGAGAATCCGATTGATCTTACTGAGTTAAACGAGGTTGAACAATATATAGCTAGCTTAATACCTAGGGCTATATCAATATCAAAAACAATAACGGAAAATGGTGTATATATAGCAGAAGATGATGGTGCTGACGGATATGGAATGGTAACAGTAGATGTAGATACTGTTAATAATGACTCATTAGTGGTTGAACCATCAATAACAACACAAACATTTTTTCCATCTGGTGAGTATACTGGGTTTGGAGATGTTAGGGTTAATAGAGTAACGTCATCTATAGATCTAAATATAAAACCAGAAAATATAAAGAAAGGTGTTAGTATATTAGGAGTAACAGGTACTCTGGAGGGTGGAATGGATCAAGAAACTTTTAATAAATTATATCCTATTGGTAGTATATATATAAATAGAAGTAGAACAGATTGCCCATTGCAAGGGTTATATGGTAGTGTATGGACAAAATTCCCAGATGGTACGATATTACAACAATATGGAAACTTTGGAGGAGAAAACCATCCGATAGGTCAAAATATATCTCCTGGGTTGCCTAATATTGAAGGAAGTTTTAATGTTGGTAGTAGTTATTATATTAGAGTATCAAATCCTACTGGAGCGTTCTCTACAACTAATAAACAAAGTAAAACAGATAGGGGTGGTTCAGATCCTGGTACTTATGATAGAACTGCTGTTTTTAGTGCTCATGATTCTAATCCAATATACGGAAATTCGACTACAGTACAACCACCTACACACACAGTTGCAATTTGGCAAAGAAATCAATAATATAATAAGGAGAAAATAAACATGGGATTATCTGATGATTTAAATGATATATCACAATCGCTAGCTGATATAAAACAATCATTAACAGAAAAAGGTGCTACACCTCCAGATAGTATAACAGACTATTCACATGCAATAGATGTTTTATCTACAGATGGTATTACACCAGAGGGTACATACAATATAGAAAGGAATGGCACATACAATATTAACAACTATGAAAATGTTGATGTAGATGTAACACTAGAAAGTTCTTTAGATAGCTTAGAAGTTACACCTACTACATCTTCTCAAACTATAACTCCAGAGTCTGGGTATGTTGGATTTGATGAAGTAACTGTATCAGCTGTAACAAATGATATAGATAGTAATATAACTGCTAGTAATATAAGAAGTGGGGTAAATATTTTGGGAGTAACAGGCGATTATGAAGGAAGTATAGTAATAGATGATGAGATGTCATTATCATCTGAGAATGCTGTACAAAACAAAGTAATAACAGCTGCGCTTAATAATAAAGCAGATACGTCTTCATTGGCTACTGTTGCTACTACTGGAGACTATGATGACTTATTAAACAAACCTACAATACCAGACGCACAAGTACAATCCAATTGGAATGAGAGTGATAACACTAGCAAATCATATATACAAAACAAACCTACTATTCCTACTGTTAATAATGCAACATTAACTATTACGCAAGGTGGTATAACGAAAGGTATGTTTACTGCTAATGCTAGTTCTGATGTTACAATAGATTTAGATGCTGGTGGTGGAGGATCAGTAACAGTAGACGACCATTTATCTACATCTTCTACTAACCCAGTAGAGAATAGAGTTGTAACAAATGCTATTAATGGTAAACAAGATGTATTAACTGCTGGAGATAATATAGTAATGCATAGTAATTACTTTGTGACTCCTACATATGATAGTTCGCTTGCTGGTGGTAATGTAAAATGTGTAACTTATGGTAATAGTATATATGTTGCTATAAAAAACAATGGTGATGTTGTAACATCTAGCGATTACAATACCTGGATTGTTTATGGTACAAACACATTAGGACAACATAGTTGGACTGATATATGTTATGCTAATAATACATTCGTTGTAATTGATTACCAGGGCTATGTTTCTACCTCACAAGACGGTACAACATGGAATGCTCCAGATCAACTTTTAGGTAGCAATAAATGGTATAGCCTTACTCATGACGGTACTTCGTTTGTTGCTTTGGGTGAAACTGGTTATCTATCAACATCGACAGACGGTGTAACATGGACTACTCCAACACAAAATAATAGTCTAGGTAGTCATTCATGGAGAGGCATCACACATGGAGATGGAAAGTATGTAACAGTATCACATACTGCTAATTATGGACAAGTTGGCATATCATCTGATTTATCAACATGGACCGTATATCAAGTAGATGATCTTAAAAGTACCTATGTAAGAATTGGAATAGCTTATGGCAATGGATTATTTATGGTTATAGATAGCCATGGTGGAGTATCAACATCTAAAGATGGGCAACATTGGACTAAGTTGTATAATGATGATAAATTAATTAACGGATCAACTTGGGCTTGTTTAAATTATAGCAATAATAAATTCTTAGTTATGGCTAGTTCATATTATAAATCATACTCCGATGGTGAAGCATTGGATAATATTATATTAATGCCTTCTGCTTCTTCTGTATCGTATAGTAGTGAATTACCAGTAACATCAAAAGGTGTGTACAATTATGTTAGTGGTAGTTATCAATCTAAGCTATCATCTGGATCTGGTATAAGCAATACAGATTTAGGTAATAATATAATTAGTGTTGAATGTGATAACGCAGTAACGGAGTTGGGTACAAATCCAGTAAGTGGTTCAGCTGTTTATACAGCATTACAAGGTAAGCAAGATACATTAAGTCTTGTTAATAACTTATATTCAACAAGTGAAACTACTTATGATGGAAATTATGATTTAAATAGTATGCAAGAGTTCCAAATAATTGATCCTATGGATCCACAATGGGGACAATTCAATTCTTGTCAATGGCATAATCTTAAATATTTAAACAATATGTATATAGCTTGTGGTGAGTTTGGTCTATTAGCTACATCTTCCGATTTACAAACTTGGACAATACAACAAATAACAGACCAAGGGCAACCTATTGGTACTATTAATAGTGTAGAATATAATAATGGTACATATATCGTAGTATCTAATTCTATGGGTAATATTGCGACATCTAGTAATATGTCTACATGGACTGTTCAATCGCTATATCCAACTCATGGTATGCCATTTAATGGCACATGGTATGATGTAGTGTATGGTAATAGCATGTATGTATTGGTTGGTGATAGTGGTAATATAGCAACGACTACAGATCTTTCAAACTGGTCTTATTACAAAATGCAACAAATTATGGATGATTTAAAATCTATAGTTTATGCTAATAGTAAGTTTGTTATAGCGGCTAATTACAATACTGTAACATCATCAGATGGCACTAACTGGACTGAAAATACTAATGTATATAATAATGGAGTTTTCTCTGATTATATATGTTATAATAGTGATGATAATAAATTCTTGGTAGTTTGTAATCAGTATGTATGCGAGTCTTCAGATGGTGCTACTTGGACTGATGTAACATACGTTGGTGGACTTCCTTATTCTCAAATGATAATGTGTTATAACAATGGAGTATACTTTGGTATAAATGATTTTGGGAATACTATAATCAAAGCATCTGCTAATAACCTATACGATTGGGATGTTCAACAAGTAACGTTCCATTCATCTTATAGAGTAAACCCAGCACCTCATAAATTCTTAATTGGTATGGAATGGGGATTCGCTGGCGTATTGTCAGAATCTGCTACTCAAATAAATTACCTAAATGCTACTAAAACATTATTTGATATAAATACAACTACTGACAATATAGAACTATCTGACGATAAGTATCTATACTTATTTGAACCAGATCAAAATACAGCACTAGTATTTGATGATACAAATATTAGTGCTAGTGCAACAAAAGCATATACATTTGAGTTAGTAATAGATATGTCAACATCATATACAATAACGTTCCCTAGTAGCGTTATGTGGGATAAAGGTTCCACACCTAATTTGATGACTGGACAGTATTTTATGAAATTCATAACAATAAATGGTGGTACAACATGGTTAGGTAAAATGGTTTGGGAACCTGTTTAGATATCAATAGGATAGAATATGACTAGATGGTTAACAAGTAAATCACCTACTATACAGAGTGATATACCGAACAAACATCTAACATTATACAATCAGTTATATCTACTTAATGATAAAGTTTATCTTATACCTAGGAATACTATGACAGATAATTATAGTATTCCTTTCGGTATAGATAAAGATAAGTATGATGTTAGACCTTCTCATTTACATGATATTGCTTGTAAGTATCACAAAGTAATTATAGTTGATTTACCATTAGAAGAAATTATAAATAAATTTTTATATTCTATTAATAATAAAGTATATTGTATAGATATACCTATTAAATATTTAAAAGTAATCAATGTATCTTTTAAAGAAACTAATAAATTATTATATTATAGTATGATAGATACTAATACTATACCTAAGTATATATGTAAGATATATTATATAGGAGTATATTTTAATATTAATTATATAAATACTGGTAAAGATAATATTATATTAGAAAATATATATAATAATATATTATATACTATAAGTAATAAGGATATAAAATAATGATAATAGAAACTAATAGAAAGAATAACTTTGGTGTATATAGATGTAGTAAGATTACTCCATATGGTAATAGAATTACTGGTATATATAAAGATAAAATAATAGATATATATACAGATACTAATAATAATATGAAATTATATTATGTATCTGATTTATATAATAATTGGATCAAATCTAAACTAGTATATTATATAGATAATATAAAACATATAACTAAAAGTAATAGAAAAGATAGTACAATAGATTTTATGGCATAAGGATATTAAATAATGAATGATGTTGATACATTGATATATAGCGAGCTTAAAGGCTTGCGAGAAGATTTTAGAAAATATATGGACTCAATGAATAAGAGAGTTAGTATCCTAGAGGAGTTTAAGAATAAAGCTATAGGTATATTACTTATAATAGGTGGTGTAATAGGTTATGCTTGGGAGTATATTAAAGCGAGGATATTATAATGACTAGCTTAAATAAGATAACAATACATTGGACAGCTGGTACTTATACTCCTAATAATACTGATAGACAACATTACCATTACTTAGTAGATGATAAAGGTAATATCTTTACTGGTAAGTATAAACCAGAGGATAATATAAACTGTAAAGACGGTAAGTACGCAGCTCATACTGGTGGTGGTAACACTGGTAATATAGGTATAGCGTTATGTAGTATGTATGATACAAGGTTCCCTATTACAAGAAAGCAATTAGAAGCTACTTGTAAGTTAGTAGCTGAATTGAGTAAGAAATATGGGATTGCTATAAACAATAAATCAATAATAACCCATGCAGAGTTTGGTAAAGCTAATCCACATACTACTAGTTATGGGAAGATAGATATAAATAAACTTCCTTGCGTTGCTATATATGGTATTAAAGAATGTGGTGATTGGATTAGAAGTAAAGTTAATTGGTATAGGAGTAAGATGTAATGGAGTATAACATATTCGGTAATACTCAATACGATTATTATAAAGATAAGTTCCCAAAAGAAATGGCAGAAATAGAAAGAGCTGTAGGTAACAAATGGTACCCATCATCTGTTGATTACAATCGTTTTTTATTTACACATTCTGGAGATTATAAACCAGAAGCTAGTAATATAGTAAAGATGAGTCCTATGAAGTATATGGAGTTATCACATAAAAACCATATAAACTTATATCGTGGTGATATGGATAAAAATCTTGGGCAATATATTAGAAATGTTCTTAGAGATAAAGATAGAATAGAAGAACTTAGATGGAAGCTAAAAAATGGAGTGAAGTTAGACATGCCGTTTCTTTCTTACGGGGAAGATATTGGTCAAGAGGGAAGACATAGAGCGATGGCAGCTATGTTAAACGGTGAAAAAGAAATACCTGTATTAATACATACACGAGGTAAATATGAAACACCTTCGGCATTGACAAGGAAAAGTAATTTCTTAAAAGCATTTAGGTTTGGTAGTGGGAATGTGTTAAAAGCATTAGCACCACTTGGGATAGGTTTAGGCATTATGTCGTCAGCGCCAGCGCAAGCATTTATGACATTATTAGAAGGGCAACCAGTTGGCGAGGGCTCAGACCATCCACCAATATATCCTATTGATGGTAAACTTGAAGGCTATATAACAAATGAATATTAGATAAAAAAAATAGGCGGTGTAGATTAATTTCTACCCGCCTTTTCTTTTGCTTATTCTATATCATCGTATCCATAAAATGCATACATAATAGAACGGACATTATCATCTATATCAGATTTGTAATCGAACTCTCTTGTTGACTCCTCACTAGACTTACAACTACATTCACCGCAACTACACTGATGGTTCACGGTTCTACTGCGCTCCCATAATTCTAATACAGCTAATGCATTCCAAGCCATGTGAGATAGATGTGGGAGTTCTGACTCTACGTCGTACATCTCACCTTGTCTATACTTCAGATAGTGTCTAATCATAGCAGATAGATATCTTTCAATACCATTATCTACAGATTGCCAACCATCATCAGTATACTTATGGGCTCCGTATGTTCCTACATCTGCTATATCCTCTATAGCATGTGAGAATCCACGCAATACCAAATCCATTCTAGGTTTTTCTGTATCTAACTTTACTCCTTTATCTGTTCCCATTAGAACGGTACCTCCTCTGTTTCTGCATATGTAGCTTTAGTTGTATCAACTTTAGTTCTCTCACCCTTATCGCTGTCAATCTTTTTCAATATAAACTTTGGTCCCTTCGGGTTATCATAAGTCTGAGGGAATAATATATACTTATCCTCATTCGTTAATTGAAATGTATAGAATGGTTTACCACTAGCAGATACTTTACCCCATACAGCTATATTCCCTTTATCGTCAAAGAGTTCTTCTTTGCCTTGTATAGTCATTATTTACCTCCCTTTATGATTTTCTCAACTTCATCAACGATACCTTTAATTTCTTTAATAATATCGTCTATTTGCTTTCTTAAGCCTTTTAGATATTCTATATACTGCTTAACACTTTCAACCAATCCTTTCGCTTTCTCTATTGTATCCTTCTTAGACTCAAGATACTTCTTCAACTTTACATAATCATTAGCAAATTTAAACACGTTGAATAATCCCATTAACTTTCTCCTTTCTTAATTTCTACTTCTTGGTTTAAAAACTTATGTATCTCACTTTCATAATACGACCAATCAAATCTTGGCGATACATTTTGTTCACATAAATGTTTATAATAATTAATAATATCTATCACTTTCATTACCTATTCACCTTATTCATATACTGTAACTCTGCCATATTTCTACAACGCCAATACATATCACAACCATCTTTTAGGTTTAGTTTGTCTACAACTAACTGACTTTGCCAATAATCATTACGTTCTGCAAGGTATCTAAAACATGTGTCTTTCTTTGGACAATCTCTCCTATTACATACTGATATATCTACCATTTATTCCTCCTCAAATATCTCATCTAATAACTTATCTCTTCTTATCTTATATCTAGTATTTAAAAATTTATCCAACTTTTTCTTTTGACTATCTGTTAATGGATAAACCTTCCTAGCTAATCTAAGCCATCCTAGTATATTCTTTCTTGTTATCCTTAGAGTCGAGCTTTCCGAGATCGAATTTCTCTCCTCCATATAATGTAATCACCCCCTTATCATAGTCCTCGGCTCCTATTATTTTGGCACTATTATATGTACGTTTGAAGTCTTCTATCGTCATACCCTTATCAATATACATCTTGAGTATCCCATCTATATCTATGCCGTCCATTAATAGTTTATCAGCTGTTGCTTTACCTATACCCTTGATACCAGCATAACCATCAGCACTATCACCCATTAATAGTTGTCGTTTGAAGTTAGCATCAGCTTGTTGTGGCATAACGTATGTAAATGTATCATGATAACTATCATATATCTTACAAGGAAATGTTTTCAAATCCTTATCTATACTAGCAACTGCATTACCATCACCATCCTCGTACATTATTCTAACTACATCATCGGCTTCTAAGTGAGGTATCGACGCAGTCTTAAACTCTTCTATAACCATTGCCCTAACTAGATCCAACATTATAGGTTTTTTAACTGATTTGCGATTAGATTTATATGTAGGGTTTATCTCATATCTAAAGTTCTTTGTGCCTACAGAAGCAAGAACTACAACATAATCATTAGCACTACACTTATCACATATATTACTAACGGTATCTTGCATATAAGTTCTAGCCTTATTCAAATCATAACCCTCATAGTACATCTCACCTTCTATATTAATTAAAGTTGATGTAGCACAAGCTGCTTTGAATATATAACTATCACCATCTATAATTACTTTACCCATTATCTCCTCCTATAACTTCGTTGATTTTGTCTATAATTCTGTTTAGTTCTGTTTTCAATAAATGTTCTGCTAATTCGTAAACATCTGTATATTGAGTTTTATTTATCCACCAATCGTGCATACCGTCTGCTATATCCCTTATATCTTGTAGGGCTTGTTTGTAGATGTCTAATACTTCTAATGGTGCGTTATCTAATTCAAATTTCAGCTGTTCGTTTTCTGCCTGTAGAGAAAGATAAGCATTTTTTAAAATAGAATATGATGCTTCATCCATTACACACCTCCAATATAGATCTCAATATCATTACTGTAAAAGTTCTATGGTATATTATATTATCATCTCCTAATATCTTTTCACATATATATTTTATTGCTTCAACCTTTTCACCATTACTCATCTTTCATCTCCATTAAAGCTTTCTCACATCTGTCTATTAAATGTACTATAACTCTCAACCTGTCTTCTTTCATTTCTTCATCTGGTGTATCCAGAGGTGGTATCCATTCAACAAGTTTTCTATATCCATCTAGACATTCTTGTATAGCACATAAATCTAGAGCATTTAATCTACACATTTATTATCCTCCTTATATACATTATATATCATTTCAACTAATTTGTCAACCCCTTCTTTTGTATATTCAAATACGTCTATTTCTACACGAGGGTTATCCTTATCAACGTTACCTTTTAAGTATAATACTATTGGTATAAATGAAGCGTTATCATCTTCTATTTTTTTAAGTTCTACGAATGCGTCTTCAAAAAATTTCTCATGAACGCTACATACATTACCTAAATCATATTTACGATTACTACCAGCAAAAACTTTATAAACAAATATAGCCTTATTAAACTTCTTTGCTTTCTTAATTTGTTTCTTCATATGTTCTTTATAATTAATCTTACAAGTATTTAATATTCTATAATGCGTGTTTCTGTATTGATTTAGGTTAAGAATAAACTCTCTAATTTTACTCTTTAACACCTTTAATGGTGATATAAACTTCATTTCCACCACCTTCCGTACAGTCCACTCATTACAACCATACTTATTACTACAGAGGCTAGTCCAAATATAACCCCAAGCATAAAACTAATATATCCCATATTACCACCTCTTTGATTTAATATAATCTATTATGTTAAACACTAACGCACCAACTGTTACTGACATTATCCCACAAATAAAACCCATAATAAAATTTTCCATATTAACCTCCTATGAATACATCTAACTTACTGGCTGGTTGCAATCCAACCAACCTATCCTCTTCGTTATCACCATTCATTTTAATTACCGTTGGTAATCCTTGAACCTTATGCTTAACGAAATAATCTTTGTGGTCTTCGTAATTATATATATGAAGATCAACATTGTGTTCGATACATAAGTCTTTAACAATTGGCAACATCCTTTTACATGCACCACAATTATTTGATTTAAAATAAAGTATATCCATTATACATCCACCCTCCTCATTAAATCTCTATATGCCATAAGAAAACTATTTCTATCATTAAAAGAATATGCTAGACTCTCTCCATTATTAAATCCAATCATTACCATATACCTATCATATTTATCTATACAAGGCATAACATCTATTATTGTATTGTAATCTTTGAATTTAATCAACATTAGAAATCCCTCCCAATCTTACATGGCTTAGAAGTTTCTAATTCAGCTCCGCAATCTGGACAATATGTGTAATGGAACGGGAAATCATTATGGCAATTCCTACAGTATCGATTAAACATATGTTTCTCACAATATACATTACTAGCGCAATCACTAACATCAATTATATGCTGACGTGTATTTGCATTACGTATTCTCCCAGTCATATAAACATCAGTAGACATCTCTTTACATTCCTTTAATAGAATATCTAGCATTGCATAACTTATTAACCCCATATCTATAGCAACCAATATCTCATCAAGTACAACTAATCCATATTTATCAGTAGCTATTTCATTGAAAACTTCTCTATATAATTTACTACATGCTTCATTATCTTTCTCTGTTTTGTTTTGTGGTAATACTATTCCGCTTGTACCAGATGATATTATCTTTATCCTATCATCATCATTTAAATATGTTATCTCGGATGAACTACCATCTTTTAGAAATTGTGCAAATAAAACATTATCTCCATTAGACATAGCTCTAACTGCTATACCAACGCCAGATTCCGTTTTTCCTTTACCATATCCAAATATACTATATATACACATTTATTAATCCCTCTCCAATTAAATCTAAAGCTATTGTCATAAACACAACGCCAAATAAACTCATATAAATAAATTCAACTAATGACATAGTACCTCCAATATCATAACAAATAAAACATTTATAGCCGTCCAACCAAATGCTATAATAATTAAATCTTTTAAATAACTTATCATATTATTATCTCCATTTTTTCAGTAAACCTAACAGCGCTAGGATTCCAACACAAATCTATATCAACATTATTCATACCACCTCTATTTTTTCTAACTAATAAATCACCAGCTCCACGAGAAACTGGATCATCTGGATGGTACCACTCATCCCTATAAACAAACATTACTACATCTGCGTCTTGTTCTATTGCACCAGATTCTCTTAAGTCAGACAACATTGGTCTTTTATCATCCCTACTTTCTAGAGCTCTGCTCAACTGTGATAATACTATTATAGGTATATTATATTTAACCGCTAATGATTTTATATCCCTACTTATTTCTGCTACTTCATTTTCTCTGCTACGAGAATTACTAGAAGGAGTAAGTAATTGTAAGTAATCAACTATAACTAAATCACAACTACCTCTAGTAGACATAAGATTAATAATAGCCAACTCTATATCACTAACTCTACATGGTGATTTTGTTTCTATAAATAGATTTAGTTTATTTAAATAATCTTTCTGCTCTCTAACTTTTTCTATTTCGGAATCAGATATCATACCTATATTTATTCTATTTATATCTATACCAGCTCTACCTATCATTAACCTCTGTGCGTATTCTTTCTTACTCATTTCTAGTGATACAAATAGCACGTTATTATTTTTAGATACATGTTCAGCTATATTCATTGCTAAAGCTGACTTACCCATAGATGGTCTTGCTCCTATGATATACATCTTACCAGGTTGCAACCCACCTAGTATACCATTAACTTTTTTGAATCCACAATCTATACCAACACATCCTCTATCTCTTGATTTAATCAAATCATCTAATACTTCATCTGCTCCAACAGATATTGTCTCAAGTTTATCACTACTAATGTTTCCAGATACTATGTTTGTTATCTTGCTACAATAATCCATACATGTAGATTCTAAATCAATTGATGAAGCAAAGTTATTTTTAAAATCTTCTAGCGTGCTACCAATTCTTCTATATGTATTTTGTTTTATTACCTCATTAACTAATACTTTATAAGTACTAGCTGATGGTGCACTCAAAGCTATATCATTTATTGTAGCTCTACCACCTATATCTTTTAACTTACCAAGATTTGATAACCTATTACTAACTGTAACTATATCTACATCTACACCTATATTATATAAATCTATTATTGCGCTATATATTACTCTATATATACCTACTGGAAATGTATCTATATTTATTTTAGTTATTATATAAGGTAATTTTTTATTATCAACTAAACATATACCTAATAAATCTTTATATACATCATCATTAAGTTCCACTACTTGTTTCCCCCGTATTAAATCTTACAATTGAATTATGATTCACAGGTCTATAATGAACACCTGTTCTTTCTCCTAGTTCATTAAAATCATACCATGATATTCTAGCATTTCTATTCTCAATTCTTCTATATTCTGGACAGTCCATCAACATTAATGATAATGGCATATCATTATCACCATGATAGTTCTTTAATGCTTTTTTAAATACACATTTATCGTTATCCTTAACGCACGTACTACATAAATCACTACCATTTGAATACACACCATTTCTAGTTACTTGCATTATTCATAGTCCTCCTGTTCCAATTTTGTAACAGTATTACATCCTATATAATATTTATAGAACCCACTACCATTAACTACATAATGCCTTGTCAACATTCTGCCAGTTATTAAAACATCACAGCCCTCATACAACTCGTGATAAACATAGCGAGCAACATTTCCATAGCATATGCAGTCTAGGTATATCGTCTCTATATTACTTTTTTTATATGAATATTCTAAATTCTTTATTCTGAACTTGCAACAGTACAACTCTTTGTTTAATTCCTCTTTAACATCACCAACTATCTTACCGTTTATTGTTATAAAGTTCATCGCCAAACTCCCCATATGTATATATAATATCTCTTAAATATAATGTTGGTAATCCATTTACCTTATATACACATCCACCATCTTTATATAACGCCATGCTTGGTGTATATAAACCATGAATAGCACACAACTCTGGCATATTAGACACATTAACTTTTATAATATTAATATATTTTTTATATCTATCAAACATACTCCAATCTGTATTTGTATCGCACCATCTAGTTACAAATAAAAAGAGGAGTGGAGACTTTATATCATTCACCAACTCCTCAAAGTCATCCATGTTATCTATGTGCATACTATTGTAATCCTTTCATATGTTCTGGTACAGACTCTATTGTTTCCGTAACAGTTCTCTTTTTTTCTCTATCTAATAATTCTTCCTTTATAAATTTTTGTTTCAAACTATTATACGCTGTTCTATATGGTATGTATTGATGAATCTTAACGAACTCATCCAATCTAACACATGCCTTATTTATTATATCAAACCCATACTGCTCTATCAATTCCTCATATCTTTTCTTTGGTATAGTGAACAAATCAAATGCTATATCATTACCATTTACATTAGGCTCTGGGACACTATACTCTTTTTTCTTATTGGTTAATGTGTCAAGCTTTACATGAAGTCCATATGTATATAGTATTAAATCATTTATTAAATATCTTATTGCTTTAATCTCTGTTTCTATATTCATTTGTTGTATTCCACCATATTTCTATTAACATCTTACATATAAACCTAAGTAATTCTATTGCTGTTTTTTGGGTTCTTAAATTTCTTCTGTATTCCCAATAAAGTTTTGATGATACACCCATATTATAACTCCATTATATTTATACTATACTTATTTACAAGATACCTTACTTGACTATCAAGCCAACGCAATTCTTTTGGTATACTTTTAATATATTTCTTGGCTTTCCATTTACAATCTATACCACCATAGTTTAAAGACTTATCATCAGCTGGATACATTTGATAGTACTTCCTTTCTACCCAACCGACAAGTTGCCGATAGTGAGATATCTTTTTGGTTATATTCTTTTTTGATAACCATTCATTCAATATCTCAATACATCGTTTCGTTTTTTTCTCCCCCCACATCCACACTAACTTATTATATTGGTCTCTTGTTAAAATAACTAGACCAAATTCAATAAGACTACTCTCGACGTACTCTCTATCGGTTATAAAATATAGTACATCTCTGCACTCATCGTCGGTCATAGTACCAACCAAACCAAGTAATATATCCTTATTGGTACTCATTGTTACATTCCTACAAAATATCTTATTATTTTACCTATAAAACCATCATCTTCTATGAAACGAATCTTTTCAATTATAGGTTCTAAGTGCCTTCTAAAGAATTTCCTAAACCCTTGATAGCTTTTATATGTATCTTGCACCATATATAATGTACTTACTGGCACACCATTTGTGTTTTCGTATAGTACAGACACGTCAGTATAATCACCACCAAGTATCTGTTCCATAGCTTCATCACTTACTATCCA